GTTACAAAGACCGTAACAAAGGAGGTTGTGCGTACCGATACCGTAGCCGGGGAGCTTATAGCGGAATACCGGGACGCATGGAACACGATACAAGCAAGGGTTAAGCAAGACAGTACAGAACTTAGTTACCGAGGTAGGGACACGATAACGGGAATTATCACAGTTCGGAAGAAAAAGTTCTTGTTTTTCAGATGGGGGGTCAAGGCTATAGAGCACGACGTATCTAACAAAAACCCCAAATCAAAGATAGATATAGACATAGCGGTAATGCTAAAATAATTAGGGGGTGGAGGGCTGTTAACAGTTCTCCATTTTTCGTTAACATCCCTTAACCACAGCCTGCACAGTAGAAAAGTAGGTCTGTGCAGGTCTCTGTGCAGTCTAACCCCCTATATTATAATACATTATATATACTTGCACAGTAAACACAGTAAAAAGGGGGTAAAACATTATTTTGGGGAAAATAGCATTTACCACTATAGAACGGACTGTAAAAACCACTATATCCTATATTAAAGTTTAGAAATTTAGGTGCGTTTCTGTGCTGTGCAGGATAAGACGCTGATAAATAGCACTTTAGCTCGCACGCACTGTTCATTTACATCTTTTCACTTTTGATTAAGGTTTATTAGCACAAAAAGAGATACAACCTATTGATATTCGCCGTATCTTTGTAATGTCAAAAGGAAACAAGGTTGTTTTTTACCGAAACTAAGAACACGAAACCCCCACCAAAAGGAAAGATTAAAAAGTGAATGGGATTTAATCACCGGGTTTTCTTAAGGCAAACAAAAAACTAAGAGGCTGCTTTTTACCAAAACTAAGAGCACGATACCCGAAAGGGAAAGTTTGAGAAGTGAAAGGGACTCAAACGCCGAATAGTTTTTTAAAAAGAAAAGAGGTCACCAAGACATTAAACTGGAAATAACCGTGAACAAGTAAGAACGTAGATTTGTTACCATTGTATTAACGTATAAAACGAAGCGAAGTATGAAAGCAATTGATTTAATTTTTAGGGAAACGCTGACCGAGGGTCAGTTCGAGATGAAAAGCCACGTATTAGTATTCATAGATGAGGCAGGCAACGAGTATAGCGATACCTTTTCAGAAGTACGCCGTAACGGTAGATTTGAGGCATACCAATACAAAGGTATGGTATACGAGCACATGCAAGACCTTATGGAAGCTATTTTCTTAAATAAGGTTAACAAGTGAACCAACGTATTTGCAAAAGCGTTATATTCGCATCAATAATTTAAAAAGATAAAGTTATGAAAGAGCAAAAGTTTATTATCGACGAGGTGAAAAAGCACTTGCAGGCAAGCGCGAGAAAGAACAAATACCAAGCTATTGACGCAGTGCAAGAGATGCCGACGTTTGAAGGGTTTATACTCCCTTACTACGTATCTACAATGGCAGGAACAAAATACCCCGTGAACGTTGAGGAAATGTATATCTACTGCGATGAGTGGGACGAGTTCTATAACGAGACAGTGGCCAAGGTTGCACAAGCCATTTTAGCAGCCGAACAAATCAAGGAATCATAAATTAGTTATTCACCATATAAAAAGAAAAGAAAATGAAGATTACACCGTTAACAATCGAATTTGACGTTACAAACGCACAGGAAGTGGAATTTGTAAACGAACTTATGAACCGTCTATTCGGTAGCGCGTCTCTTAAGGCTATGGCAGCGCCTACAGAAAGCCCCGTAACCAGTACAAGCGTACCGACGTTTAGCGAACCTACGCAGACCGCCGCACCCGTTCAAGAAGTTAAGGAAGAACCGAAGCAAGAAACGATTACCGAAGCTATCGCCGAAGTTAAAAAGGGAATGAAAAAACCCGTAAAGCCAAAGACCGTAAAGGAAGCCCCACAAGCGACGATTGAACCCGAACCCGTACAAGCTCCCACCGAAGAAGAGAAAGCCCCGGAAAAAGCCTCAAACGAGCCTCTAACGGCAAAAGACATGCAGGCGCTCATGATTAATTTAATGAAAACCGGGAAAATCACCCGTCCGCAATTAACGGATATCATGTTGGAGTTCGGCGGCGCGTCTCTTATGCGCATCAAGCCCGAGAAGTACGAGCTATTGAAACAACGTATTGAAACCTATAACGATTAAAAAGAATGAACGTACAAATAGACCACACAAGTAGGGCACACGCCCTACTTTCCCCGAGCAGCTCGCACCGCTGGCTTAACTGCACACCGTCCGCCCGGTTAGAAGAACCATACGAAAGCACGAGTAGCGCGGAAGCGGGAGAAGGGACAGTAGCGCACGAGTTGGCAGAACACGCCATAAAAAAGTATTTAGCCGGGGAATACCTACCGTTATTGGACGAATTGCCCGTACCCGACGAGATACGCATCGACAAATACTATAGTTCGGAAATGGAACACTACGTAACCGACTACGTTTGCTACGTGTGTGACATATACGAACTGGAGGAAGGCGCTAAAATGGGTATAGAACGGAAGTTTGACCTAACCGCATACGTACCCGAGTGTTTCGGTAGCTGCGATTGCGATATAGTGGGCAAAACGGTTCTTAACATCATAGACCTAAAGTATGGCAAGGGTGTACAAGTAGATGCCGATGGAAATAGTCAATTAATGATGTACGCTATCGGGGTGCTTAACTCCTTAGAACCATCGCACCGCGCAAAAATTGAAACGGTACGCATGCACATCGCACAAGTACGGTTAGGCAATTACTCGGTATTCGAGATGTCCGCGCGAGATTTGACCCACTGGGCGATACACGTACTACGCCCCACCGCCGAAAAGGCTTGGGCAGGACAAGGGGTGACTAAAGTAGGTAACCATTGTAAGTTCTGCAAGTTCAAGGCGCAATGCAGGGCACAGAAAGAGGCTTTAGTTAACGAGTTCGAGACCTACGGGGACGCCAAGGCGCTAACGCTTGACGAGATAGGCGACATACTAAGCAAGTCCGATATGTTCACCGACTGGCTGACATCCGTAAAGACATTCGCAATGCAAGCCGCTACACGGGGCGAAAAGGTCAAGGGGTGGAAGCTTGTAGAGGGTAGGTCAGCACGTGTCATAAACGACACGGAAACAGCCATAGAGCGGCTAAAGGCTATCGGGTTATCTACCGAGGACGTAACTAACAGAAAGTTGAAAGGTATCGGAGACTTGGAACGCTTGGTAGGCAAGAAACCGCTCGCCGCAGCGCTTGACGGTCTGATAGTCAAACCGAAAGGGGTGCCAACTTTAGTCCCGGAAACCGATAAGCGCGAGGAGCTAAGCCCTACTATTGACGACTTCGAGGAATTAAATTCATAAAAGAAGTTAACGAAAGAACCAACCTATCAGATAAAGCGTTATAATTTGCATTATCAATTTAAAAACAAAACGATATGAAAAGTAACAACGGTATTTTAACAGAGAAAGAGATTCAAGAAAGAACCAAGTTTTGGAACAAAAAGCAATTCCGCACCTGGAGTAAGGAAGAACTCGAAAGAACCTCTAAAGACATGCAAAATCTTTTGGTAGCTATAAAGGGGCTCAGCGTGGACGAGCTTAAAGCTATTAGAAAGTCAGACGTGAATAGCTTTGGAGCAGACGTGAATAACTTTAGAGCATACGCGCATACCTTTAGAGCATACGTGCGTAGGCTTAGAGCATACGGAAAAGGCGACCCAATGGGTATCATATGTATGGCAAGCCAGAAGGATTTGGAGTACGCTATTTCGATAGCACCAAAAACTTTTAAAGCTAAACAAGGTTAACAGAATAAACAACCTATCGATTTATTTGTTATCTTTGCAACATCAAATTAAAAACGGAACGCCCGAACCGATTAGAGGGCAAAACAAAAATTGTAGAATATGAAAGCAATGATTAAAAACGTGAGATTGAGTTATGTTAGATTGTTTGAAGCGCAACAAGTCAACGGACAAGGAGAAGCAAGTTACAGTGTATGTTTATTGATTCCGAAGGATAGCCCGGAAGTTCCAAAGATTAAGGCAGTTATTGAAGCCGAGTTTTCAGCTCTTAAGGCGCGTTACCCGAAGTTGAACGGCAAAGACCCGAAGGTATGGACTAACCCATTAAGGGATGGGGGTGCCGAGAAAGACGGTGCGGAGTATCAAGGTTGCTACTTCATTAACGCAAAGCGTAAAGAGAGGCAAGGCGCGCCTATCGTGATTGACGGTAAGAAACAGTACATCACAGACCCGAACGAGGTTTATAGCGGTTCTTGGGGCAACGTAGCCGTATCATTTTACCCTTATGAGTTTGCCGGGAAGTACGGTATTGGTGTAGGCTTGAACGGCGTGCAGAAGACCAAAGACGATGAAAGACTGGACGGCGGAACAAGCCTTGATGATTTCGATTTTGAAGACGAGAACGACGGTTTATTCAACTAACAATTCACTTAAACAGATTAATAACTGGGCGGTGTAACAGCTGCCCAAAAATAAAAAGCAAAAATGGGAAAATACGATTCATACGTAAACGCGGAAGGTGTTAGAATTTCAAAGGTAACGGGTAAACCGTTGAAGAAGTATAATAAGGTAAACAAGGCATACTGGGCTGCCCGTGAGGGCAAAACAGTTGTGGGTGTACAACAACCCATTGTTGAAGCTGACCCGTTGATAGAGGAACTTAAAAGCTACTACAACGAAGAAGAATTAAAAGGTATTATTGGTTTGAAGAAGGACGCGCCGCCCGTCGAACTGGTACACATCACACCGAAGAAAAAGACATCACTCGACGAGGGTAATACCGGGTTTCTTATCGCGTCAGACTGGCACGTCGACGAAGTAGTAAAGGCATCTACGGTATTGGGCAAAAACGAGTATAACAAGGATATCGCAGAAAAGCGTATCACTAATTTCTTTGCGAATGCTGCCTATATGATTAAGAAAAAGCCCGTGGACAACTTGGTTATCGGTTTGATTGGCGATATGATAGGCGGCTATATCCACCCCGAACTCGAGCAAACGAATAGCATGCCACCGATGCGCGGAGTTAACTTTGTTAAGAACCTAATTATTTCCGGGCTTAAATATCTTCACGACCAACTGCCGGGACTTGAAAAGATAACCGTTATCGGCATATGCGGAAACCACTCAAGAACTACAAAAAAGATGCAGTTTAGCAACGGTTTCGAGATGAGTTATGAATATTTCCTCTACAAGGACATCGAACATACCCTAACACTTATGGGGCTTACCAAATTTAGCTTTATTATCCCGGAAAGCGAATTCGCCTATATCGACGTGTACGGCAAAAAAGTATTGTTCGCACACGGGCATCAATTCCGAACGGCTGGCGGTATCGGGGGTATATACCCGTCAATGATGCGTTGGTACGCAAAGATGAACCAAACAATAAAGATTGATAAAGCCTTTTTGGGGCATTACCACCAAATGGTATATACTAAAGAGGTTTGCGTTAACGGTTCCCTAAAAGGTTTCGACGCGTTCGCAATGGGTCACGGGCTGGCATACGAAGAACCTCAGCAAACATACGTTATACTGAATGAAAAGAGAGGATTTATTTTCTATTCTCCTATTTTTGCCGATTAAGTTAAAAGGCTACTAATTGTTAAATAAATGCAATTAGTAGCCTTTCTTCTTGTTTATTAAAAACATTGTCATACCTTTGCCGTTATAATAGTATTAACAATTAAAACAATGAGTTATGAGACATCTGTTTATTGACTTTGAAACGTATTCCGAAACGGACATTAAAAGCGCTGGTAACTATAAATACTGTGAGGACGAGAATTTCGAGATACTCCTTTGCGGTTACATGTGGGACACTGATACGGACGTTTCAATTATCGACCTAACAAAGCCCGGAGGACTGGGCGAGTTTAACGAGTTGTTCGCGTATGTACAGAACAACGAGGACGTTGTGATAGTAGCGCACAACGCTACGTTTGAGCGTATCTGTTTGCGTGAATACGGTTTTGACATCAGCCCTATGCGCTTTTTCTGTACAGCGAATATGTCGTTGTATTGCGGTATGCCCGCATCACTGGAGGCGGTATCTAATATCCTCAACCTTGACGACAAGAAGAAGGGCACGGGCAAAAACCTCATCCGTTACTTTTCTATCCCTTGCAAACCCACCAAAACAAACGGAGGTCGCACACGTAACCTACCGGAACACGCCCCCGAGGACTGGAAAGAGTTCATAGATTACTTGCGATATGATGTGTTATCGGAAAAGGAGATATTCGGTAAACTATCCCGGTTTGAATTCCCGGAAGAAGAACAACGCATTTATGCGGCAGACCAGCGCATAAACGATTACGGTATATTGGCTGACCTCGAGCTGGCACACGCTGCGCAGGATATGGACGAAGAATATAAAGCACGTCTTACCAAGAAAGCTGAAGAGGAATTCGGGTTAAGCTCCTTAAAGTCCGTGCAGCAGCTTAAGGGCTTCATTAAAGAGCGTACGGGCGTGGTTATCGATTCTCTCAATAAGAATAGTATCGAAGAGGTTATAAAGACCGTAGCGAGCCTTAAAAACGTTACCGACGAGGATAAGCAAGCAGTATTAGACGTTATCGACCTCCGTAGGGAAATAGGTAAAACGTCGAACGCCAAGTACACCGCCATACTCGCAAGCGCCGGGAGGGGCAACCGTATCAGAGGTTTGTTCCGTTATTACGGGGCGAACCGTACCGGGAGATGGGCCGGGCGCTTGGTTCAATTGCAGAATCTACCGCAAAACCATATCGAGGACTTGGACGGGGCACGAGAACTGGCAAAGATGCACGATTTGGGTATGATGGGAGTTATATACGACAAACCGACGCATATACTATCACAGCTTATACGTACCGCGTTTATCGCCCCCGAGGGGTACACGTTCGCTGTAGCTGACTTCTCCGCGATTGAGGCACGTGTAATTGCCTGGGTTGCTAATGAACAATGGCGTTTAGACTTATTTAACGACCCGAAGGCAGATATTTATTGTGCCTCCGCCTCTAAAATGTTCGGTGTCCCGGTACACAAGGGCGACGACTTAAGGCAGCGCGGTAAGGTAGCGGAGCTTGCACTCGGATACGGCGGCGGCGTTAACGCCCTTACTACAATGGATATTAAGAAAGCGTTAACAGACGAGGAAAAACCTCAAATATTGTCAAAATGGAGAGAAGCTAATAAAAAAATAGTATCTTTGTGGCGTTCGTTAGAAGACAGCGCAAAAAGATGTATCGGAACAAGGCGTGAGCAAGTCTATAAGATAGACGATGTTTCGAGTATTATATTTCGATATGAGAGCGGCGCAATGACTATTGAGCTACCAAGCGGTAGAAAGCTGTTCTACCCGTCTGCAAGAATGGGAAAACGTACTATCGAGGGCGTTAACGGCTCGTTTGAGGTTGAGGATATATCCTACATGGGGCAAGACCAAACTTCCGGGAAATGGGTTAAGCTAAACACCTACGGAGGCAAGTTAACCGAGAACGTTGTACAGGCGATAGCCCGTGACTTGCTGGCAAATGCGATTTTTAAGGTATTCGATTTAGGTTTTAATATCGTGCTGCATGTGCATGATGAGATTGCCGCCGAGATACCGAAGGACGGAAACGAAGAAAAGGCGCTGCAAATAATGAGCGATGTCATGTGCAGCGCCCCGAGTTGGGCAAAGGGCATACCATTAAGAGCAGCAGGATATATTACTGATTATTACAAGAAAGATTAAATTATGGAATTGAGAAAGATGACTTTTAAAATTGCTACAGCGAGCAGCGCAAAGTCTACCTCATGGAAAAACCGCTCCTTCTCATGGGACGAGTTAACCGAGAAGCTGACAAGGGCAAAGGTTACGGATGAGACGTACCGGGAGTTTATGAGCGCGAGCAAAGCCGAGCAGGGTAATATTAAAGACGTAGGCGCATTCACGGGCGGCGAATTGTTCGGCAGCCGTAGAAACAAAAACAATGTCGGTGAGCGCTCTATATTAGCGCTTGATATTGACTATGGGGAGAAGAATTTTCCCGAAATGTTCTACTCTGTTATTAATTGCGCATGTATCATTCACGGAACGCACAAGCATAACCCGAAAGCCAATACGTTCCGTTACCGCGTTATCATTCCGTTGTCCGAACCCGTGGACGGGGAGCAATACGAAGCCATCGCCCGAAAGGTTGCCGAGTTGACGGGTATCGACTTGTACGACAGAACGACGTTCCAGCCCGAGCGGTGTATGTTTTTCCCATCGGTTTCCAAAGACGTAGACTATGAGATTATAGATTACTCGGCATTCAACGAAAGCCCTTTGGACGTTCAAAAGTATTTAGGTATGTACGACGATTGGAGCGATACAACCGAATGGGCATACCACAAGGACGAGAAGGGCGAAGCCCGGACACTCGCCAAGGAACAACAAGACCCTACACTAAAGGAGGGCAATGTGGGAGACTTTTGCCGGGCATACACGATTAGCGAGGTTATCGCGGAATACCTATCAGACGTTTACGAGCCTACCGAGCAGGAGGATAGATGGACGTATACGGGAGGGTCAACTTCGGGCGGTATGCTTACCTTTAATGATATGTTTGCCTACTCATTCCATAATAACGACCCGATACAAGGTAACCATGTGTTCAATGCCTACGACCTTGTGCGTGTACACAAGTTCGGTAAGCTGGATAAGGGCACGGATAGAAAGAACTCCACCGAGGCTATGAACGAACTGGTAAACAAGGACGCGAAGGTAGCCGCGGCACGTGCCCGAATGTTGGCGGTTAAGGCTGGCGAAATAATGGACGATTTCGACGATGTAATAGAAGCAGAGGAAGCGACAGATGCCGATGTGGCGACAACGTATGAGGACGCAATGACGAAGCTTGAAACGGATAAGCGCGGCGCTTACCTACCATCCGCGAAGAATTTGGGCCTAATCATGAAGTACGACCCGAACCTAAAGGGGCTTATTGCGCGCGACCTATTTAAAGAACGCCGGGTTGTTACACGCGTACCTTTGTGGCGCGCAAAGGATAGTTCTTTGGACTTCCAGGACGTGGATTATTCGGGCGTACGTAAACACATCGAAGACGTTTACGGCATATCGAATAGCGCAAAGATTGACGATGCTATAGCACTATCCGCGGAAATGAATTCATTCCACCCCGTGCAGGAATACCTAACCAAATTGAAATGGGACGGTATCGAAAGAGTTGATAAGGCTTTAATTCACATCATGGGAGCGGAAGATAACATATACACCCGTGAAGCATTCCGAATTATGATGGTAGGAGCGGTTAAGCGTATATTCCAAAAGGGCTGCAAGTTCGACAGCATGTTAGTGTTACAGTCCGAGCAGGGCGCAGGAAAAAGCACATTCATCCGAAAGCTGGGTAAACAGTGGTTCTCCGACAGCCTTTCAAGCATGGACGGTAAGGGCGCGTTTGAACAATTGCAGGGTAACTGGATATTGGAGGTTGCGGAGTTGTCAGCAATGAGACGTTCAGAAGTAGAGGGCGTGAAAAACTTCATTTCCAAAACAGAGGACAGCTACAGACCAGCGTACGGACGTGTTACGAAGAACTTTCCCCGGCAGTGTATCTTTATAGGTACGACGAATAGGGACGAATTCCTAAAGGACGACACGGGCGGCAGACGCTTTTTGCCCGTGAAGGTCAAGGCAAACGCTAATACGCACCTTATCTTTGAGAAGGGGTTCGACGATTACGTAGACCAGTTATGGGCGGAAGCCGTACAAATGTATTTCCGCAAAGTAAGTACGTTGCTATCCCGTGAAGCCGAGGAAATCGCCGAGAAAGGGCGCGAAGAGCATTTCGAGGCAGATCCCCGTACCGCATCAGTAGAGGCGTATCTGAATATGCTTGTGCCGGCCGATTGGAGGCGCATGTATGTGAACGAACGACGCATGTACTTTAGGGAGTACGATGCATCAAAGATAGACCCGGAAGACTTTACACTGGGAAAGATGGACTTCGTTTCGGTTATGCAGATTGCTACGGACGTGTTTGAGATGGACGTAGGGCGCGTAGCAATCAAGGAAAGCCGCGAGATAGCTGCTATCATGTCTAAAATACAAGGGTGGCAGCGAGCGGCGAATGGAAAAACCGTCGCAGGTATCGGGCGCACACGAGGATATGAGCGCATTGTTAACGAGTGATAACAGAGGGGGTGTAAAAGCCCCCAAATGTTAACTAACTGTTAACAGAATAACTGAATGGAATTTATTTCTTAAATGGTGTTAGTGAAATATGCAACCTATCAGTATTTGCCGTATATTTGTAATGTCAAAAGGAAATAATAACAATTTAAAAATTAAGATTATGACAGCAACAGTAGAACTTACAAAGAGAACAGCCTTAGAGGAAATGATTATCAGAAACAACAAATCTGAAAAGCAACAAATGATTGATTCCAAAACAAAGGCAATGAACGAAGCTTTAGAAAGTGCAGAGTTCTATGCGAGCATCGGAAACAAGGAATTCGCAGATAACGAAGCAAGTCGGGCGCGGTTGTTGGAAAGACAAATAAAGTCGCTTTCAAAATAAAAGTTAATAAGGCAATAACGGTGAACCTTCACAAAGCTTCCGTTGTTTATATCATATAACAATTTAAAAACAAATGATTATGAAAAAGTTAGTAGTATTAGCAGTGTTAATTCTTACAAGTGTATCAATGTTTTCGCAGATTACAAGTCAAGGTAAGCCCGATGTATTAAAGTCCTTCCGCATGGGCGTTTGCAAATTGGTTGATACCAATGGGGAAATAACCATCGAGGCGGTAACGCGTGAGACCGAAAGGTATATCATGAAAGTCTATTTAGGTACACCCGAGGAGGCCGCCGTAACGCTGGCAAGCCTCGCGGAATACAAACCGGGAAAGGGAGAGACTGTGAACCTAAACAACCCGAGCAACAACGAAGCGTATTTCCAAAAGCTTACTGGCTCCTGGGTAATCACGGAGAAGTTAACGGAGATTTTCAGTATCGTCGTGAGCCGTGGGGAGCTTAGGAAAATGGTCGAAGCATTGGAAAATTAAAGAAGTGTTTTTGTTATTACATTATATTTAAAAAGAGAAGGTTATGAAAAGTGGAAATTTTGTAGAATTAACATTCGTTGTGAAAGGTGAATTGCAGGTAGAGTTTATTAACGTGGAACACATCAGCCGTATAATGTACGTAGATGGCAAACCGTTTATCGGTATGCTGGGGCAGACCTACACGCGCCAACTTACAGAAACGAGCATGCAAGACCTAATAAAATGTATTAGCTCAGAAAACGATAAATTAAAATGATTACCGTATTAAAAGTTGTGGCAGTGAACGAAGGGGAGCGTACCTCTTATTATCCTACCCCTGGAGACGGGGTGTTTCCAACCGTGGAGATGGCACGGGAGTTTTATAAAAATGAGTTCAAAACAAATAAAATAATATTGTGTTATGTCAACAAGTGAAAATGTACGGAGTTACAACGTAGGCAAGTCCGATTATGCTAAACATAAGATACAACCGTGGGACATTTGGAAAGAGTATAACCTCAACCCCTGGGACGCGGATATAGTGAAGCGCGTATTGCGTACCAAAGAGGGCGAAGATAGGAAACTGGACTATGAAAAGATTATCCACATTTGCAAATATCGCATTGCGGAGCTCTCTAAGGAAACCAAGGTAGTTGCACCAGCCGAGGCAGAAAAGCCCGTAGAGGACGAGGAAAGCGACGATACGACGGTATTTTGCATGGACAAGACACTGAAGCCACCAATGCTCTATACCGAGGGCGAGAAGTGGAACGGTAAGTATGTCGGTTACTCGGTGTTCATGGCTGGTAACACCCCCTATATGTATTTGGGTGTCGATGCAGAGGGCTACCACTTATACACAGACCTTTCGGGGTTCGTACAATGGCTTTACACCCCGGAAACGCACCTGCCACCAAACACGTTCAAACTAAAGTACACCAACCTTTTTGGCAATCACAGAAGCTCGTTAAAGATAGGGCACACTGGTACGAACTACGAGAAGCACGACTATATAATAACGTGCGACGGACGGTTATTCCGCTACTTCGGTATGAAAGGGGACAAGTTTTCCTATCGCAATATATCGGCAAAGCGTGCAGATGGAACGTACCGCGAGGTATTGTGCGATTATAAGTTGGAAAATAAAGCAATCCAATTTACGTTATGCTAAGCAGGCAAGAATACGCGTACGGTATCGGAGACGAGATAGTACATAACGGAGAGGTTTTAAAGTATAGGGGCTATTATAATGGGCACATCTATACAACAACAGTAGACCACGATGCCGGGGAGTTCTCCGAAACAGTGGTATTTGAAAACAAATTGAGAAATGAAGGAAATAATAAGTGAAAAGGTTTTGGAGCGCACGTTTTCCGATAAGCTTAACCGAACAAAAAAGGTGTGGGTAATAAAACTATTATCCACCTTTATAAAGGGTTTGCCGGATAGAATGATTATTTGCCAGGGTGGGTATGTAGGCTTTGCCGAGATAAAGACCACGGGTAAGAAACCAACCAAGATACAATTACTAATACACAGCAAGTTAGAGGCGTTGGGCTTCAAAGTATTTGTTATTGATGATTTGGAAAGTAGGGACGCGGCTATAGGTTTTTTCTTAAACAGGGTTAAGGAAATAAACAACATACCGAGAAAAGGGTTATCTTTGTAGCATCAAATTAAAAAACAGAAATCATGAAAAAGAGAAGTTT